ATGAGAAAGATGGTAATTCATTTAGAATACTAAGACTTGGTACAATAGTTCATAGTGATGTTGAAAAAGCATTATCATCATACCAAGACAAACTTGCAGAAATGGAGACTGAAGATTCTCCAGTTAAAAGAAGTATTCACATTGAAGAAAAAATTAAAATAAAACAATTAGAAGTCACTGGTACATTTGATGCAGGTGAAATGATTAATGATAAAATAAATGATACCGCAGAATTTAATTTGTATGATTTAAAAACAGCAGCTGCTTATAAGTGGACTACTAAATTTGGTAGAAAGCAAAATAGGATGCCAAATGCTGATTTAAATTATAAACTTCAATTAGGTACTTATGCTTTAGGTATAAGACATAAGTATGAACCAGATAGAATTAATATGTATCTCTTGTGGTATAATAAAAATACATCACAAATGAGAGAACAATTAGTGTCTCCAGAGTGGATAGATAAAGCTTTGGAGTATTGGATAGAAATACATGAGATGAAAGAAGATATGGGTGAGTCTTTTGAAGATGAGCTTATACCTCAAGTGTCTTATGGTGTCCCTATGCAAGACTGGGAATGTAGATATTGTCAATTCTATAGTATCTGCCCTAGTACACTAGCAGACAAAAAAAGATAAGGAGTAATAATGAGCAATAAAAATGAGGTAATGGTAGTTGATGAACAAATGCTACAAGCTACTGATGCCGTAAGAAAGGCAATAACTAACAAACATAAGAAAGTATCTAGGCTAAAGACACCTAAGCCGTTCATTAAAAAGAAGATGGGTTTGGATTATGTGGAATTCTCTTACATGAGAGATGTTGCAGATAAGGAATTTCCAGGCTGGTCTTGGACTATAGAAAAGACTGAGGTACTAGGAAGCGAAGCGTACGTTGTGCAAGGTCGATTAACTTGGTACGATGAAGGACTATGGAGAAAAGCTGATATGGTGGCAGCTCATAGGATACAAAAGAAACGTGGCACTAATGAATTTGTAGATATAGGTAATGATGTTAAAGCTGCTAATACAGATTGTATTAAGAAAGCATTTAATATGTACCTGAATATTGCAGATGATGTATATCGTAATCAGGTTGAAGATTTATCTTTAACTGATGAACAAGCAAATGATATTCTTGTAGTAGCTGGAGATATAAGTGAAGAGAGAATAGAACAAATACATGATTTAATTAAAGAACAGGCAATAAATACTGCGAATTACAATTCGTCTTTACTTAAACTAGAGAGAGAAAGGGAAAAAGCAAATGCGAAATCTGAATAGTAGTTATGATGATGCTCTTTTATCTGAAGAAGAGTGTTACACAATAGGCACTAATGATGGCAAAGAATTTAGAAGAGTGGTATATAAAGGTACTAAGCTTCTGAATGGAAAACCTATGATGGTATTTAAAACCGAAGAGAATACATCCTTAACGGTTAATCCGTCATTTCATACATTCACAATAGAAGAAATCCCATTGCCTCAACCAGAGGATTTGGGAAAAGGAGAACAATCAAATGGGTAAAATCTCAAAAGAGAATACCGACAAACTCGTAAAGAGCGGAGTACTTTCAAAGAAAGCTCTTGCTGAAATGGAAAAGTTAAACGTAGTTGCTAAAGACAGAACTAAAATCAAACGATTTATGAAAACTGCAGATGGCAAGTTTGTTGAACCTAGTCTATATTTCAGAGGAGCGAAGGGATGTAAACCGTCAAAGAAGATGGAAGAATTCACCGCTGAGTATCAAAAATTGTTAAATAAATACACAACAACTAAAAACACTAAATAGGAGTAATAATGGCTAAAGCAATAAAAGGTGCAGTATATGACCCTGCGCAACAATGGGTTCCAACGGAAGAAGGAACATATCCAGCTCATGTAACATCTTTAACTACTAAAGAAGTTGCAACTAGAGCAGGTGAAGCTATTGTCGTGAATATGACATACAAAGTAGCGCCTGAAGTAGTCGATGTTAAACAAGCACTATGGGAAATGGATGGATACGAGTACAAAAGAGATAGCTCTGGAGAAAAGATACCAGTATTCAATGGTGGAGGTTCTCAACAAGAGGTAAGTTGTACACATCTAAAAGATAAGATTCTATATGATAATGGATTCTTTGTCTTTACGGATACATCTTCGGCTAATAAGAATCAAAGATACTTTCAATTACTTGAAAATCTGGGTATCAAATGCGCAGATGATAAAGGAATAAAGAAGTTAGTTCTTATTGAAGAAGAAGACGTTGTAGGTCAACCAGTTCAAGTCACAACTAAGAGACAAGAATATGTCACTAAAGAAACTCGTGATTTACCAGTAGACCAACAAGAAAAACGTGCTACATTCAAAGTCAACACTGTTGTTAAGTGGGAGGATGGAGATGTCCTATCTCAAGAAGAGATGGATGACGATGTCCCCTTCTAAATAAGAGAAAAAAGGGTTTTTTATTGTAATATACAATAGAGTAAATTAGAGGCGAGGGTAGCTAGATATCATATACCTATCTCTCGTCTCTCCCTTCGTTCTCCCAAGAAGGCTACCCTCAAATTTTTAAGGAAGAGATATGAAACAAGAATCAACGGCATTAATTAAATTAACTAAGTCTGAAATAGAGTGGACTATAATCGCTCTAGTTTATTCACAACAATCAGCTGAGCATTTCACACAATGGGATGATGCTAAGATGTATGAAAGAATAAGGAAAGACTTTGTTAAAATAAAAGATGATATAATTAAAGGAGAGAAAGAAATTGAAACCAGAAACCAAAAGGAAGAGACAAATAGGAATAGCCCGACAGCTTGCAAAAGCTGCGATGATTGATAAACCTGAATGGAGACCTGCTAAAGGTTATAAATACTTGGAGGATGTTTCTGTTGGTGAATTAGTCGATACTAGTTCAGGGTTAAGAGCCATTGTTGTAGAGCATACTGGTTGCGCAACTCAAGTAATTGTACTAAAAGCAGACCATCACAATCAAGCTGATAGAAATTTCTACTTAGGTGACCAAAGGTGGGCTAATTTAACTGAAGTTAAAATAATAGGAGATTAAAATGACAAATCAAATAAAAGAATTAAATAGACACGTTCTAGAAATTGAAAAAATCTTAGATGATAAAAATAAAGTAATAGAACATATTCTAGATGTACTCACATGGGAAGAGATATCAGATACTACAAAGATATTAAAAATTAAAGAAATAATAGATTTGTATATTTCTAAAAATGAAAGCGAACCTACAACAGCAGATGAATTTAACGAAGCTGAAGTGCAAGAAGGTGAAGAATTAATGAAAGAATTTCATAGTATCTTCGGTGAGTAATGAGAAAAAATGAATTAATAAAATCTACTGCAACTACAAACAGAACAAAAGAGGCTCGTAATACAGATGCTAGAGTTAAGTTTTGTGTTGGGTGTAGAAAATGTTGGGAATACCTTTCAATAGACACTACTTCTAGAAAAAATAGAGAAGTTAGATACTATACAGATTTTCCTACATATGGAAAAGAAAAACAAAAATGCGATAGATGCAAAGGAGAGAGCAATGAGCAAAATGTCATGGATAAGTTATTTATGTGAAACTGGCAATAAGAAAGAGCTAGAAGAAGAAGTCGGTAAAGAACTTGCTGATGGATTCTTAAAAGCTCACAAGCAAATGAGAGATAATAGAGACCTCCCTGAATATGATAAATTGAATGAAATTCATGATAGGTTAGCTTCTGCTTTTCCTTCTGAAATAGAAAAGGAGTAGAAGGTGAATAAATGTCCAGCTTGCGGATATCACTTAAAAAGTAGTAAGAATTATGCAGTAACGATGAATAAGATTCTTAAATCAAAAAGCAAGAGAACTGGAAGACTATTAACAAAAATTGCAACCATTATAATGAGAGAAGTTCCCTCGGAAACTCATTTCAACTATTATCAATTCTTAGTTGGAACGAAAGATGTGGATGATAATGTAATGGAGTATGCAGTAGAGCAATACTATCAGGCTAAATGGTATCTGAATGGAAAAGGATTCCCTTACCTTAGAACTATTGCACTAAATAGAGGGAAGAACGTTAAGGCAATAATAGAAAACGAGAGAAAACGGTTGGGTTCAGTCCCACCTGTTTACAAAGGAGAAGAAGAGGAATGATTATGTTTGACATAGCAGAATGGATAGCCAATTTCTTAATACTAGGACTTGGCATATGTATATGGGCCGTAGCTATTTTCATGATAGCAATGATAGTGTCTATGGCTAATAGATGGATAAGAGAAATAATAGAAAAGGAGAGATAAATGTTACAAAATGCAATGTTCCCAGTAAGGGAAGTGCCAGCTATAGAAAATTATAGTAAGCATGGATTAGAAACTGGATATAAATTCATTATAAGAGAAGACACAAATGAAATACTCAGTTGTATGACCAATGATTATAAATTGGTTAAGAATGAAACACTTTTAAAGACTGCGGAACCACTTATTAAAGCAAATGGCGGAAAGATTAAAGAAGTGAGGGTATTTGGTAATGGACAAAAACTTCATACAAGTTGGTCTTTTCCAAAGAATCTTGTTAAGATAGGGAAGAACGATGAAATGACTCCCGAAATTGTAATCGGGAATAGTTATGATGGTACGTTAGGTGTAAACATAATAGCAGGTGCATTTAGACTTATTTGTTCTAATGGAGCTGTTATAGGAGTAGTAGTATCAAAGTATAAGAACAAACATATCAAAGCAAATGTATCATTAGATGATATAGGTGATATTGTTTCTGAAACAGTTGAAAAGACAAAGCTTGTCATGAAAGATGAGTTTCCTGTTTTAATAGATACTGATTACAAAGACAAGCACATTGTGGAATTTCTAAAGATGTTTCCAATACAAGCAAACGATATGGTTACTCAGGCTTTGATAGCAAATAAACCTAAATCATTTTGGGATTTATTCAATGTAGGTACTAACGTATTAAGTCACCACATGAATAGAGATAGTCAGTCTACACATTTGATTGAGGGTAAGTTGTATCCTACAATTAAACGTTGGGCTTCCAAAGAGGCTAAGGTTGCCCTCGCTTGATTGGTACGACTGTCCAATCGTGATACCTTATTATGGTGGGAAGTATGAGTTGAGCAAGAGATTTGTTCCTCTCATACCCCCACATGATAGGTATTTTGAAGTATTCTCTGGAGGTTTGTCAATGTTCTTCAGAAAGAATAAGGCAGAATGGAACGTACTAAATGATAAAGACAACAACATTGTCAATCTGTATATGTGTGTGATATATAAACTTGATGAATTAGTAGATACTTTAAATTGGCTTCCCAAGTCTAGAAAATTATTCTTAGATTTCAAGGTTGAGGTACAAGAAAAAAGAGAGATAGAGATACCTGACCCTTTAAGAGCCGCTAAGTATTTCTATTGCATCAGACACAGCTTTAACAAATTAATTCATACACCTATGTCCATGATTAAAGATTGGAATAAAAACTGGGAAGAAGAGTTTAAATACTCAAGAGAAAAACTAGGAGGTAGTACAATAGAGAACCTAGACTTTGCTGAACTAGTAGATAGATACAAACCAAGAGAGGGAGATTTTTGGTATCTTGACCCACCGTATTTTGTTGCTCATGAAAAAGGTAATAAGTATTATCAACATAATTTTAATGCTGACGACCATTTAAGATTGAAAGAAAAAGTAGATAAGATACACGAAAGTGGTGGAAAATTCATGATTAGTTATGACCATGAAGAAAGAGTTGCAGAACTATATAAGGATTATGATGTAAGAACTATAGACCTTAAATACGCAGGCGCAACAGATGAAGCAAAGAAAAAGGAACGTAAGGAATACTTAATAATAAATTATGAACCAGCTAATCAAGTTGGTTTATTTGAAGAATAGGAGCTAACATGGCAAAGGAAGTAAAAAAAATGCCGTCCGCATCTGAAGCTGAACAAGCTTTATTAGGTTGTATATTGGAAGGCGGTGAGAGAGAGCAAGAGATTGCTATGGCTTGGATAAGGGATAACAATGCTTTCTATACTACAGAAAATCAAGATATATGGAAGGCTATGGCTGAACTATATAAAGATGGCGTAGATATAGACTTTGTTACTCTATCTGAAAAGATGAAAGATATGACAGGTGATAGTAAAGCGTACTATATAACTGGACTTTCTGAATCATTTACATCTAAAAGTAATGTAGAAAACTATGCTAAAATAGTATGGGAAAGATACATACAAAGAGAGACTGCTAAATCAGCTGAAGCTTTACTTGAGGCTAGTTACGAAGACTATAAAGAAGTAGGCAGTATTCTAGAAAAACATAGCAAATTAATCGAGGAATTAAGACACGTTCAACCCTCTAAAATAAGAGACATTGAAGTGTTGGTTGAAGAGATGAAAGCAACTGTGGAAGAAGATACTAATCTGATACCATTTAATCTCGGACACCTTGATACTTTTGCAGGTGGAATGACTAGAAAAGAACTAACTGTACTAGGCGGTAGGCCTGGTCATGGAAAAACAACTTTGGTAATTAATATTGTAAAAGGATTGATTGAACAAGGATACAGAGTTATGCTATTTAATCGAGAAATGAGCAATACGGAGATGTTAAAGAAGATGGCGGTAATGGAGTCGAGTTCTCTAAAATACGGAGATATAAGACGAAATGACCTTAATGAAAATAGTAAAGTTGAGTTTGAATCTGTATCAGATAGACTAAAAGGTAATTATAAAGAATTTCTTATGTATGATAACGTAAGAGGACTTGATGATTGTCTAAGAGAAATTGCTAAGCATAAACCAGATGTAGTCATTGATGATTATATTCAGTTGATACAAGTAGAAGGCATTAAAGAGGGAAGAAGGTTTGAGATTGAAAAGATAATGCAAGAGTATAAATGGATATGTAAGCAAGAGAACTGTTCTGCTATATTAGTATCTCAATTAAATAGAGAGATTGAAAAGAGACTAGACCCTAGACCTCGCATGAGTGATTATGCAGAGTCAGGTGTAATAGAACAAACTGCTGAATCTGCTATGTTTGTATTCTATGGACATAACTTCGATAGTGACAAATTTAATCCATATAAAAGTGAGATTATAGTTGCTAAAAGTAGATATGGAAAGATAGGTACTCATATGGTAGGATTCAATGGAGGAAGATGTAAGTTCTATATGAACTCTACAATGGCGGAGAAAGATAATATTGCATAAAAGTTGTTATGGGTGTTTCTACGAGGTTTCTAGAAAATGTTATTGGTTTCTTGTAACTGGTAATAATGAAGCACCCAAAGCAATCCCTTCAGATATAATAGACAAGGGTTGTGATAAGTACAAATGTACACCATATGAGAGTACACCAATACTTGAATACATAATAAAAACATTTGATGGCGAAGTAATTAGCAGTAAATATGAGAGACCTACATACAAAAGAAAGTATGTAAAAAGTCCTCATAAATACTCATATAGGAGAGATGCACAATGACAATAATAGGAATAGACCCAGGCCAAGGAGGCGCAATAGCATGTTGGAATAAGGGAATAAAATCATATAAATGTCCACAAAATGTAGAAACAATGGCTGGAGTCGTAGAAGAATTCATATTTAATAGTGAAAATATATATGCATATATAGAACAAGTTCATGCAATGCCTCACGATGGAAGAAGTTCTTTATTTAAATTTGGCACTAATTATGGAAAATGGTTAGGTATTCTGGGAGCATATCAAATAGAAACAAACTTTGTTAGTCCACAAAAATGGATGAAATATTGGCAAGAAAAACTTGATATAAAATTACCTAAAGATAAACCCAGTAGAAAAAGACAACTAAAAGAAATAGCCTCACATTATACAGATAAAAAAGTTACATTATACAATGCGGATGCTATATTAATAACAATGTACGGACTGTACGACAAAAGGGAGCAAGAAAATGAGTGAGAGTGAGTTTACAATATATTACGCAGATACTCTGAATAGAGTTTCAAGAGAAATAAAAAGAAACAATACGCCAGAAGGTCAAAACAAACAAACTATTATAGATTTATTAAAAGCACTTAATCAAACAACAAGTCATTTAATAGAACTATTGGAATTTGATAATAAAATATTGGCATAAGATTAGCTCCTTGTGCGTAGGAATAAGTTGGGCATTGAGGCTATCACACTTTTTGCCCTTCTTGTTCCATTCTAGATAATGCCATTTCAACAGATGTTGGTAGAGTCCCACCACCACGAAGTACATTTGTTCTTTTCTTGTCTTGTCTTTCTTCTCTTTTTGCTTTACGAGCTTCAGGAGTAGGATAAAATCCAAATTCTTGTTGCAATGCAAATCCTACCTGACCACCTCTTACTGAAGGCCAATGCCTTTCATAAGCTCTTCCTGCGAATGTATTTAATATTTTCAACTTTCTACCAAAGTCAGTTGAAGTTGAAGGGTCATTAGCTTCTAGTCCTGAAATAAGAGTAAGGATACTATCTTCATCAAGACTAACTAAATCAGTCATAACTCCTATATCTATTATATCACTTAATAAAGGGCCACCTATTGTTCCAAGTATAGGGCCTTTACCAAAGAAAGCAGCATCAACTTCATCATCATCCTCACTTGTAAAATAAGTAAACCATTGCTTCATTCTTTCAATAGTGTCATGCTCAACTAAGTTGCTAGCATTTACTCCAAATATTTGAGATATAACAGCTGGAACCATAAAATAAGCCATTCCCATTCTGTATGCTTTTTCCAATCCATGAGCAGAAGTATCCTTTCCAACAAAAAAACCAAGAGAATTCAAAAGTTGCCCAGTTGCAATATCATGTTTAGACTCTCTTAAAATCTTTAAATTCTTTTCAAAGAACTCAAAACTATAATGCTGGAATTGCAACATGAATCTACCCATCTTAGTTCTAGATGCTTTATTTTTCGCATAATCTCCATAGTCAAAATGATTCATAATAACCATATTGATTGCATAATTTTTTGCCTTATCTCTAATTACTTTTTCAAATTGAGCATCGCTTAAAACTTCTTTACCTTCAGCAATTCTTTTCTTTCCATAATCAGTTTCAGACCTATCTTTCAACATTTGTTCACGAACACCTGTGGCTTGCATCCATTTATGCATTTGAGCAAATGCAATTTTAAAAGTATGAGCTCTGTTTGTATTTTCAGCCCATCTATGCATACCAGTTATCATTTTAGTCCCAGCTACTCCTTGAATTTTGTTTGCAATTTTCTCCATCTTAGTTTCACTGACCATTTCCCACTTACCATCAACGTCGTTCCAAGTCCTAGTTTTAAATATATTAGATGGAGCATCTAGTCCACTTTGTAGGTATTCTGGAGAAGCTCCTTGAAATAATAATCCAGATTCTCTTAATGCTTTTTCAATATATAATTCATAATCACCAGTTTCAAATGTCATCTCTTCTAGATATTTTTTAGCATTTTTTATTTGAACTGGCCCCCAATGAACATAATCTAATAATCTCTGAGTAAAGTTTCTAGCAGCTCCTCTTGGGTTAAAACCAAGTTTAGATATAAATTCAAAACCAAGTAAAGATTTCATCATAGCTCTAGTATTTCTACTTACATCGGTATCTCCATTAACAGCCCTATGCATTTCCTCTATATAACTAGTTAATGTACGAGCATATTCACCAGCATCTCCCTTTGTTTTATAAATTTTCTCAACTTTTGTAAGGGATTCTACAATATGAGCATCCATGAAAGCTGCAAAATTAAATCTATTTACATCTTTAATATAATTACTTACAGAATTAACAAAGTTTCTACTATAATCATAATCTTGAGCTCTTCCAGTAACGTGACCATCGGCATAATTTTTCATATCATCTAGTATATCATCAACAGTTCTTGTTTTAACTGATTCATCATAAGTGGTTGAAGCTTGAAGTTCTTCTACCTTACCCATTAAACCATCCATAAAAGAAGCGTTTAAATCCCTAGTATAATGAGGAAAATAACCTTGTTCGTACTTAGGCATTAACTTTGATTCTAAAGATTCTAATGTTGCTTTTATCTTTGAAGTACTGTGTCCTGCGTGCTCCATCTTTAATTCTCTAGATTTTAGTATCTTTCTAACACCACCCCTCAATGTGTTATACATTCCATCCATCATTGTCATATACGATGTTAAAGCGCTATACATATTGTCGCTCATTTTATCACCGTTCTCTAATGTTAGTTTTAATAAATCATTTTTATTTAATTTTAATGATTCTTTACCATTTTGAATTCTTTGTGCTTTAGATGGATTTTTTCTTTTTATTTCTAAAAATTTGTCTTGTAATAACTTAGGTATCCCAGCGGTATGTACTGTATCCTCTCCCTCTTTCTTGCTTTTACCCTCTATTAAATAAAGTAAATCATCATATACTTTTAATTCAGAATCTTTAACAAGTTTGTTCATCTCTCTTCTTACTCTTACAATCTCATCAGATGCTCCCGGTTGTTTATTTTGCCAATCAGTTATCGCTTGCCTATATTCAACATCTAATGCATCTAATTTATCTTGAGCTTGTTTTAGAGAACGTCCTTTAAAGTATTTCCCAGAACGTATACCAGCTTCGTTTTTTAAATTGCTAAGTATTCCATTGAATAATGTAGTATCTCTCATTTCGTTTGCTCTAAAATGAAATCCAGAACGTTGCATATCTTTTAATAATTGACCTACAACTGGGTCTTTAGCTGCGAAACCAGTAGCTGGTCGCCACCAAGTCTCAAGCCATTTAGTTTCTAATGAACCATTTCTTATATTATTACTTAATTCTCTTAATCTAGATTTGTAAGAACCAACTTGACCAGCAGATAATTCTGGGTTATGCTCAAGAGTTTTAATGTCCATACCATGAAATTCTGTTTCAACCATTTTAAAAGCAGCTTCATATGGGTCACTAAAGTAATCTCTGTTAATATCAGACTCAGCCCATTTCTTAATACCCCTTATTAATTCTTGAAAATTTTTATTAGTTGGGCAAGCTCTAGCCATTAACATTCACCTTCGTCATACTTTCTAATTCTTTCATCTATAAATTCTCTTTTAGTTTTATTAGACCTATATCCAACATTATCTCTTACTTGGCTTAAGTTATCAAACATTTGTTGCATAGACCTAAGTCTTTCGTGACTTAAAGTTGATGTCTTTTCAAGAGACATTGAATTGTAATATTTACCACCACCCATCAATGCATAGACTGGATTATCTTTTATGTTTTTTACATTCTGATTATTCTGACCCATTAATTCAGGGTTTGTTAAAACTCTTTGAGCTAAGTTTCTCATTTTATCATCAAGAGATGCTCTATCTGCTAAATAATCCATCGGATGAATAATTCTATTAGACATTAATTGAGAATTTATATCAGTCATGTCATCTAAATACTCTCTAAATTGTTGCTCTTGTCCAGATATAATTGCTATATTTCTATATAAATCAATTAAATGGTCATTCATTATATTAAATCCATCACTAATTCTAGACTTATCCCTAGACCATTTTATCCTACTAAAGCTAGTTAATCCCCTGCTCATATCTTTATTCAAATCTGGCAATCTAACATCTTCTATCCTAAGATTTCTAACGCCTCCCCTAACTGTAACATCCATAGGGTCATCAACTAAATTATCACCTATGAGATTAATCCTATCAAATCTATCATTAAAAAATCTTTCAAATTGAGATTCCATAGTTTGCAAATTTCTTAAATTTTGTCTTACAATGTCTTGAGCATCAGGGCCAAATCCACCTTCATTTTCTGGTTTTAAGAAATCAACCATACTATCATCATTAGGTCTTGTTTCAGCAACCCTAGTAAGGAATTGCAATCCTCTTTTATATCTATTTGATTTAGCATAAGGTATATCTATTAATCTACCATTATGAACACCAATGTTTTTTCTATCTTCAGTTGGTTTCATATATTCTAATACGAAATTAAATCCATATTCATTTAATCCCTTCATTAATAACTTATGCTCCACTTCATAAAAAGTAGTAAGGTCTGGAGTTGTTCTTAAATACTCAATGGATTCACTATCTAAAATAGTTCTGTCACCATATTCCAATATATCTTTAAATGTATCTTGATTGCTAAAGAATTGCTTTCTCATATATAGTATTTCTTTTAAAAATTCCCTAGCTGGAGCTCCTAATGTTTTACCATAAGGAAGTATCCTTTGAAGATTGTCAATAGCACTATATTGAATAGTTCCATCTTTAATATCGTCCTCACCAATCCATTTAAATCCAATAATACCATCTTTTAAATCTTTATACTTTTTAGTTTTTTTGTATTTCTCTGGTATTAAAGCATCTGGTATTTCAGACTCAAGTTCCTTAATAAACTTATTAACTTTATCTATAGCTACTTTTCTTTTTACATGAGGAAGTTTACTATTCTGTATATCGATTATTTTCTTTTTTAAATTACCTATTAATTTAACTTTTTTCTGATGAGACCATTTACCTTCTTTTATTTCATGTTGAAATCTATCCGTAGCTTCAGATACATCTTTATCAGTTCCAGTTCTTAATTGCTGATACCATGAATCCATCAACTTTTCTTTAGCACCACCAATGGAACGAACAGTTGTTTCTTCAAATGGGTCTCTTCTTGCAAATTGAGTCATTATTCTATCAACAACAGAGCCCCTTTCCCCCATAGCCATTTGTTTAGCATTGTTGTCTATTCTATTTTGCCCCATCAAGTCTTTAAAAATATCCCTTGACGGTTTCCAATATTTCTTTTTGTATTTTTTACCCTTATCCCACTTATCATATGACTTAGTCTCAACTCCAAAATAATCATTAAAATTCGAATCATCCATCCATTTTTTACTATCTGGGTCATCTGAGTCTATTCGCCTATGCCTTAAATTATAATATATACTATTACTAATATCACCCATAAACCCAGAATACTTTTTAGCAGCGGACATTACATCGGTAAACCTAGGAGGTCTTTGGTCTCCAGAATTTTCCCACATTGTTTTCCCAGTTGCATTTAACAATGAATTATATTGACTAAGCATTTCTTTTATAACAGCTTTCTCAATATTCGTTAAGTCAACTTCTTGCTTCTCTCCCTTGCTATTAGTTTTAAACTTTCTAAATACCCTAACTCTTTTTGAGTCCTTTTTGTGTTTAATATTATCAATAAAACCCATACCTCCATTGTCTCTTATTGATTCACCACCAGCAATTGAGTTACCAATAGACGGAAAAAGAAATTTATCTTTCCATCTTCTTAAGTTGCTTGAAATTTCTGGATTAAGTTTTCCGCTTCCATCTATAATATATTGAGTTTCAAGAGCAGACCTCATAAAAAAATCTACATTTTGATAATCAATCGTAATAACACTATTGTCATTTGGGTTGTTTAATAAAACCTTAGCAGGAGCTCCTTCAGAACTGACAAGTTTTCCATCTTGAATTGTTTTAGTTTTCCTTTTAGACTCAGCTCCATAAAAAGGCTCAAGACCATAAAGGCCAAGTTGTTCATTTGGTATAGTATCAGCTAAGTTATCTAATGCAGATAAAGCTCTTGGAACTTTCTGAACAGTCCCTATGTTTTTTGTAAATTGTTCATTATCAGCGTATGATTCCCATCTTTTATCCCTATCATTTACTGGAGTTAATCCGACATTGCCTTCCGATGGTATCTTATATGAATCTGGGTCTACTCCATTTATAAAATGTTGTTGAGTTCTATGAACATGATTCCACATTTCTTTTTGATGAGCAAAAAAGTAATCAGCCTTATCAACATCGTAATCACCTTCAAATATATTTACAACATCAAGGCTAGCTAGTTGTATAGAATTGCCATAATCCCTATGTAAGAACCCTTTTAATCCCAACACTGTCATATCATTAGGTCTAGTTCTAGGCTTTCTATTAACAATAACTCCTATTTCAGTATCTTTCCCCAATACAGAATTTGTAAACTGTATAAATTCATGCATTTCACCAAGAGTCCAATTTTGCATTTCTTCTTTTGAAAACTCACTATCAAATTTTCTAGTTCCTTTGCCCCTAACTATATATCCAACATCTTCAAAAACCTGTCTTTGATATTCTACAATGTCATCTATAGTTTTATAATCTTTACCTAAATCTTCAACAAACCTTAATTCAAATCCATCTTTAGCCAGCTCACCTAATCTCATCCTAGATTCATATTGACTAAGCATAACCTGACCTCTCATAGCTATGTCTCCATCTTTTTTCACAATCGTAGGTCTCAACCTATCCGCTCCCCTAGCACTTTGTATAATTATTGACTGACCACCATACCTATCAGAACCTTCACCACCGTCATATTGGTTGCTAACTGAACGCTTTCCATTTACTAAAGAATTTATATACATAGCATATAATTTATTCTTAGCTATGTTGTCACTATAACTTAAAGGATTAGCATCCCTTGAGTATGTTGCAAAATGAACAATATTATTTAATTCACGAAGGCTTTGATTTTCACCATTCATATTTGGAGCTAATCCATCTTTAGCAGCTTCAGCTAATATAAACTTTCTCATTGCTATGGGGTCTTGAGCAATAGATTGCATAGCATCTAGGTTATAATCTAAATATCTTTCATATTGGTTTCTAAAAATCTCTCCACTTTCAGCATTGTCTGCATAATTAAAATTTGAAAGAGACTCTGGAGATGTTTTAAATGGAGTATCTGATTGTGGCTGAAGCCCTAAAGCTTCTATACTTATTTTTCTTAATCGACCATTACCTTGACCATAATATCTAGTAGTTTTATCCTTTCCAGAAATATAATTCCAGCTTCTATTAATCATCGACAAATCTTTTACAGAACCATCTTTTTGAATCTTTTCATTTGAATTCATAACTTTAGCTCCACTCTTACTTAAAAGAATGTCAGCTTCTGGATTACTTCTAAAGAAAGAATCTAATTCCCTAGTATAGACTAACAATGTTTTACCAAGTAATAATGGTTTACCCTCACCATGAGAACTTATTACAGGTTTAATAGGGTTTCTTGAGTTATGGTTATGACCCATTAAAGCATGAGCAGCTATCATTGTACTTTCATTAACAAATGCTATACTATCAAAAGCTGATGTATCTTGATGAGCCTTTCCTTGCATTTCATCCCAAGTCCAATCTTTATAATTCGCACCAAGCTCTCTTCTTATAATAGACTCTGTGTCGTCCCTAACTGTATTATATCCTTCATCATTCCAAACGAGGACACCAAACCCATCATTATCTGCAACTCTTTTTAATGCCGTAGCAGCTCTTTTAGAAGAACGTTGCCTACCAGCTTCAGCTGCAATACCACCAACTGTATTTATATTATAATTATGTTCAAATCTTTCAACTGCTTCGTATATCTGTGCTAAGTTTTCTACAAAATCTTTATCAAATCTTGTAAATTTCTTAGTATGCATTAATTTTATTCTACCACTTATTTTATCTTGATTTTTCCCATTAAGGAAATCTATAAACATACTATCTTTAAACCCACCAACTTTTTCCGTACCAGTAAGCATCTCTTTATGAGTTAGTCTATGTAGCATATACTCAGCTTCAGCTGGATTGATAACAGTATCTTTTCCATCTGATTCTATTCTATCAATTTTATCTATTAATGTTTTCCATACTTTTGTTTCTTTAGATATTTCTGGATTATCTTTGTATTCATCATATAATTTTTTAAATGGTTCAAACAATTTTTTAAATTGACCTCTTTCAATGGCAATTACATCAGTTCCATTTCCTATCCTCATAACTTCTAATCCACCTTCTTTAGAAGCTAGGCTATCACCATTTGGAAGTTTCATAACTCCCTTCATTAATCCTTGAAATACTGATAATTGAGAATTAACTGTATCAGCATATCCACCAGCTGTTTTATCAACGTTTTGAGATTTACCAGAAAACAAATCAACATGTCTTAATCTAGTGTATCTACCACCAACGCTTTCAGTAATTGGAGCCATTGGATTTATTCTATAATAAGTCATTCCCATAGTGTTCATAAGCACATCAAATCCAGTTCTTTGATGAACTTTGCTTTCAACTTTTAAATTACCTCTATTAAAAGATATTTCAGTCACTGGTTTTTGCCTATGCTGGCTACCTACTAAGTAAGCATAGTCTTTTAAAGCATTTGTAAGTTTACCAGCTACTAATGATTTTTGATTAGTAAGAGCTAATTTTGTCCACTTACCAAATGAATCTTCAATATAAACATTATTCGTAAATCTGGTAAAAATATCTTTATGTAATAATCCAATAGCTCCATCCTTATTAACATCAGCATAATTATTATATATTAATTTTTGAAATTCATCAGCCATTTCTTTAGAACTAAGTTGACTAACATCGTTATCTTTATGCCCAAATCTATATTTACTCCAGAATTTTTGAAGAGTTATTGGTTTAGATTTGTCTCTTTCATAAACATCATCTAGTAATTTTTCAGTTGTAGCATCTTCTATTTCTTGATATGTCTCCTTTGAATAATTTGCATCATATCCAAATTTTTCCATATTGATAGTAAGTTCATCTGAAATTTCCTGAGCCTTCTTTAACCAACTTTTATTCAATTTCCAATTACCAGCTCCAACACCCGGTTTGCTTATAACTTTAGCAGCTACTAACCATTTACTAAGTCTAGCTGCATTTGCTGGAGAACCATTTATAAATATTTCAATATTCTTCCTTAATGTTTCGTAACTCTTACCATCACTAGGTAAAGCTGCTATAAATTGAGTAATTGCTTGAGTAGCGTCAACATACTTACCCGGTGATTTGTGAATAATTCCATCTATCATTTGCATAAAAGCATTATCAGTTGAAACATACTTACCAGTTTCTAAGCTAACTAATCCCTCAGAATCATTAGCTCTTCTTTTACCATCTGAAATAAGTCTATCAACCCAATCATTATATTCTTTTGCTCTTCTATATTCTACTGAATCATTATTCAATACATCTAAATCTATTTTCTTAATAGAAAAACCAGCGGCCTTACCCTCAACAGCAGCTTCAAAATTGGCAAGACCTCTATCAGCTAATTCAAACAATGCATCAGTTTGGTCTAGAGATAATCTTGAGTCTTGAACTCTTTGTCCAACTATATAATCAACTATTTGATTATGCATCCAATCATTTTTCAAACTAGATTTTAATTGAAATCCTTGGTCAGATAAAAAATGTTGTAATTTCTGAACGTCTTCATATTTTACACCAACCTGCTTAGAGCTCTTTGTGCCTTCAGAAGCTAGCTTGTAACCTCCAGAAGCTGCTTGTATTGTTAATACCCTACCAAGCAATCTCCTAGCTTCAGAAATATCCATATCTGCATTACTAAATGATTCTTCATCAAATTTTATATTTCTAACATCCTTCCTAAGAACAGGTTCAGATTCTGTTGGGCCTTGAAGTAATAAATCAGTACTGATTAATTGAGATATTAAACCACTTCTTACATTACTTGGGGCTCCAGCTTCAAATATCTTTGAAACGCTATCAGCAGACCTTATAGCAACATTTCTTGATAATATATGTATGTAATCATTAAAAGAACCAAAGAATGAAAACTGTTCTTGCATATGCCTATTGTCTGGATACCTTTGTTGAATTGTATCTTCAGCATTTTTAATTGTTTTAAATACACCAGCTAATAATTCAGAAGACTCTATTTGCTTGGTTTGTAAATCTGTATTTGGATTTTTTTCTCTTGCCCCAATAAGGTCAACAGTAGTTAATACAGAATTAAAACTAGCTATCTTTCTATTTAAAGCATCAAGGGCATCTTGACCTTCTAATACATTTCCATCAGAATCAACAAGAAGAGGATTGTTATTTTCATCAACTAATAACCCTTTTTTAGCAGCTTGTTTAATTGAATTGCTAACATTTACTCTCGCAGGAATCCTACCGGGTGAAGATTTATCATTATAGGAAGTCATTTCAAGTTCGTTATCTATATTTTCATCTATACGTCTAACGCTCTCGACCACATCAACAAAATCTTGTTCAAAATCTTTAGTAGCGGATAAAGTAGATTTATCAAAAGCTTTTAAAAGTTCTTCCGTATCTGCTTTTCTCAAATCTGGATTAATCTTATAGACCTCTTCCATTATTTGCTTAGCTTCTTTAACAGATATTTGCTCAATAGGTTTATACATGGATTCTTCACCATGATTAATTAATTTTTCATAGACTATTTCAAATTTTGGAATTCTATTTTCTTGCATAGCTACGCTTTGCTCACCTGCTTTTAAATTAGTTTCAACAATTTCAGGAGTAGATGATATTATTCCTAAATCCCTAGCCGTATCTACAATAGGTGACCATTCTGTACTATTGAAAGGACTATTCAATGCGCTATCTCTATATTTTAATGTTGGTATCTCATTAAATTGTCCAGGCCCTACACCAAGTCTCATTAAATTACCACGAAGTTGGTTAACACCTTTAGGGCTCATATCAAACTTCGCAGGGTTCGCATGTCTTTGAATCCAAGCTCCAATAAGAAAATGAGGTAATATGTCGTTTACACCTAGTTCTGCCCCATTACGAGCCATTTCATAGAACGAATGTAAATTAAATAAAGCTCCACCAGCTATCATTCTAGGCCATACCTCAGCTAGATTTCCAGCAGCTTCTTTAGTTGCGAACCTCATTAATTCTTTACCCATTTTACCTTTAGTACTTTCCATAAATTCTTTTAAAGCAAATTGAGCATCTTTGCCAAATGTTGACCTTAGTTGACCTAATACATCCCCATGTGTTAAATCTATTCCAATGGCTTTTTGACCTTTATAACTTATATCTACTAAATGACTTACAGGTTGTCCCTTTAAAGCTTCTGTTCTTTTTAAAGACTCTCCCCAGAATTGAGCTGAAGCTTCTATTTGCTTAGCACTCATATTTCTATATAAATCTTTTTTACCAAAAGCTGCTTTAATGCCATGCACCATATCCTTCTTCCAAGAAGCGGCTGCCCCTCTAGGCATTAACCATCCCAAAGCTCCAAAACCAAGACCAGTTGCTGCTCCCCACATTGGCTGAGTCCAATCAAAGTTGCCATCCTCAAACATTGTCATACCTTCAAATGTAGTATCAACAACTGATAGCATAACTGCATCATTAATAATATGTGAAAGAGTTTTAGCAGCTCTAGGATTATTTGCAAATATTCCACGTTCTGTCATTACTCCGTACCAATCTTGAATTGGTCTATTTTTTAATGCAGGGCCAAACATTTTCTTAGCAGCTACTACTTCACGAGCAGTTAATTCTCCAACTTGTTCAGCTCTAGATAAATATTGACTTAGAAAATCTTCTGATTTCTTAATAAACTCTCCACCACGAAGTTGATTATTGTACTGAGCTTGATTAACAATAGATTTATACCCAGTGGTAATCTCATCAATAGTGTCGTCACCTAATCCCTTTGCTCTTCCCCTCTTAACCATTTCACCAACAACTTCATCAACATGTTTTTTACCAGTACCTTTCGTAGCCGCCTTTGCTAGCATTTGGCTTATTTTCATACCAGTTTTTAATGGAGCTCCTCCAATAAACCCTGCAAATCCTCCAATAGCACTAGTCCATTTAGCCATAGGGTCATCAAAGTCTATATACTTTTCTTCGTCTATTAATGCACCAGCCGCTCCGAAAGAAGCACTATCAGCAAAACTCCAAAGAGCTGCTCCAACTGCGTTTAAAGCACTTGGTTCTACATTAAGAGGGTCTGGTTGATAAGATTGAGCCCATTGCTCACCAGAAGAAACATTGGAAACTTGCTCTGGTGTAACTACATTAGAATTACCAACAGTAAATCCCTTAGGTTGGTTTTTTAATGGAGAAGATAATTTATCTAAGGCATCCTGAACCTGCGTAAGACTAGCTGCTGTCCCACGTTCTTTTAATATAGCTTGTATATTTTTTGTAAGATTATCAGCCATTAATAATCTTGTTCGTTAGCCCATACTGAATACAAGTTGTGAACTTCATTTAAAGTAAGACCTAAAGCTACAAGGTCTCCTATTGGTAAGAGAGGGCCATCAGCAGCCGCTAGACCTGCGTAAGAAGTAAGTTTAGCACCAAGTCCAGCTGTTAATTGTTTCTTAGCAGCTCCAGAAGAGAGCCAATTTAAGAAAGTTCTTTTTCCCCTTCCTTTAATTTGATTTTGTAACATTACAGCTGATGCACCATGTCCAACACTTTGACCAACTTTTTGACCAGTGTCGCCAAATATACTTCCAACTGCTCCAGCAGCCATAGGGACAATAAGAGGAGCTGAATAAGCTAATGTATTTCTAAGACCAACAGATGGTTTCCAATTAACTTTTTCCCATTTTAAATCCATATTTTGAAACCATTTATATGGATTCATTACAAACTTATCACCCCATTTACCCATAGTTGTTCTATTTTTATAAGCCCATTCCTTAGCTTTGTCTTGTAATGCTTTTCTTCCAGCTTTGGTTTGAGCTTCAGTTTTATTCATACCATATTTATCTGCAAATTCTTTAGCATTTAATATATCTGTATCTTTACCAATAGCTCTTGCAGTATTTTCTTTCATTAAATCAAGGTATTCAGTTACACCCTTAGCTGATTGATAATCATGAAAAGATTTAGCCCCCACCACAGCTGGAGCAGTCCACATAGCTACGTTAGCAGTTGTTCCAACTACATTGCCAGTCGCATCCCAAAATGATTCAGAAGCTTCTTGGTCTTGTTGTTGTATTAATCCATGCTTTTGTATCTGTTCAGCTGCTTGTAATGCATCTAATTGATTTAAGGATTCCCCAACCTTTTCTTTTTCAGTAGGCTCTGTTGCAGTAATTAATTGTTCTTGAAATTCATAATCACCACTCATTAACTCCATTCTTTCCTTCATAATTACTTCATCGTTTCTTTTACTAGCAACAGCTTGCGATAAAGTTTTTAAATTATTCTTATCATCAAGATTATATTGCAATCCCATTAAAGCATTAATTATTCTACTTTGCTCAGCTGTTCCCTCAAGAGGGCCTGCTTCTTTAGCATTATGAACATCTATTGCAAAATCCAACAAAAGAGAAGGGTCTTTAGCTATTTTATAATTATATAAAGCTGATGCTAATTCTTGTGATGTATTTTTATCAAATGTGATTTTACCATAATCTTTTCCTCCAAATTTTATATTTTGGAAATTATCTTTATCATTCAATGCATCAGCTAAGTCTCCTATATGGTCTTCTATGTCGTCTCTGTCGTCACCTTTCTCTGGAGCTGGAATAGTATCAGCAAATCTTCTAAGATTGGATTCATTTAAGAATTTATCTACAACTTCTGTTTTAAGCATACTATTGTATTTAGAAGAGTCTTCTAGCATTTTACTAGCTAAGTTGTATTTAGAAACATCTTGCTTAGCTTTGTATTCCATTATAGCTAAAGATTGAGCTACATCGTCTCTATCTTTCTTTTGTTGATATTGTAGTATTCTTGTTAATGCTTGTAAAGCATCAGCTCCATATGGATTTGTAGGCATTAGAATAAACCTCCGAGACCTGAATTATCAAATGTTTCTTGAGCCAATTTCTTTTCTCTTGTAAACCTTGCTCTTTCAGATTTTATTCTACCCTTTTCGCCCTCATACCACCCTTCAATACCAGCCATTGTTTCACCAAGCTTACCCATTAATCCTTCCACTCCAGATGTGTATGTTTGAGCAACTCTTTTAGATTGAGTAGATTCTTTTTCTTTTAGAGTTCCAGAATTAGCCAATCCACTTTTCTTAACGGCTTGGTTCATTTGTTTATTAATATCAGCAACAGTGGTATCTAATTCACTTGCAAATTTTTGTTTTGAATGTTCATGTGAGCCTAATGCAAATGCAGTCTTAGCTTCCTTAGCTGTTTCTAAACCTGTTTCAGCTCCCTCTAAAGATGCTAATCCTTCATTAGCGGCTGATATAGCTGCCTTTGCACCAGATTGTGCTATCTTACCACTTTGATGCGACTGAGCAAGTGATGTTACAAACATCCCAGCTGCAGCCCACGGGAAGAATTCTTTTAATCCAGTTTGAGGATTGATAGAACCAGAACCTCCCATAGCTTTTAATAAGTTTTGTTCTTCTTTAGTAACGTGAGCTAATTCGGTATCGCCATGCCTTCCTTTATTAGCTAATTGTGATAAATGATTGTTTGCTATACTTGCCATATCTTATTCCTATTACCTTCCTACTAATGACCTATGCATATTTGCATATTGCCTTTGCGGTGAATGTTCTGAATTTTTATCAAAGTAACCAGATTTTTTAAACTTTTCTAATTCTTCTTTTGTTAATTGATTTAAAGGCTTTGAAAAATCAAATTTCTCTTTTTTAGGAGGGCCTATAAATTGTTTGGGGCCTTGAATTTCTTTTTTCTTTTCTTTCTTTACTTCATTATCGCTCATATTGGATTCTTTAGCCATTGAAATCTTTTCTTTTTTCTTTTTGCCTAATCCAGTCATTGACTTTTCTCCCCACAAGTCTCCTAAATCAAATCCTTTTCGCTTTCCATAATGTTGTTTTTGTTCTTCTTTATGCTCTTGCTTTGCAGTATCCGATAAAACTCCAGTTACCCCTCCAGTAGATAGAGCAGCATTTCCTCCAGATAAAATTGTTCCCTGAGTAGTCACACCAGTCTTGCTAAATGTAGTAGTTTTTCCTGTATCATCAGCAAATGTATATTGTCTAGATTTACCACTAACTGCATCCCAAAGCTTTTGACCAAAACCTCTTGAATCTTTTTGTAATTCTCCATACTTACCACTGTCTTCAATGTTTTTTAAATCTTGTTTAAAGTCAGCTTTTTCTTTTAATGAATCATGAATAGCTCCACCAGCTTCAATTAGGGAAGTGATAGCTCCAAACTTCATATCTGATTGTTGTTGTCTTTGCTGTGTTTCTCGACTAGTAAATGATAATTCGTCACCAGCTATACTAGCATCAGTAATATCAGCCTTGTATTCAGCGCCAGCTTTTCCAGCAGCCATAGCTTTATCAAAAAGATTACCCATTTATATAACCTATAATAATTGTACTTATACGATTTAATTTAACAAACATCCTACGCTTTATCTAATATTTTCTTGTACATAACACCATTACTTTTAATATACTCAACAACTCCCTCATCAGTCCGTCTTATTTCTGGAGTGCCTTCTCTCAAATCAGATAAAATTGGTTTACCTTCACGAATTTGTATTCTTTCTTGTTTTTTATGCAATGCGACTCTTTCTTGTCTTGTCATTGTCATTTTACGTTTTTCATCCTAAATACTATGTTAATATCATTAATCTCAAAATCAGCAGGAACACTAGTTCCGTTCATATAAAACTTTGTACTATATATATTGTTGCCATCAGAAGCAGATGTAGGTTTTAATTCTGCTAAAGTCCAATCAGTTGTAGAACTTTTATCTAGTAAAGGAGTATCGTCACTGTTGAATTGTTTATAATTAGAAACATTAGTTTCTCCATTAACTGCAAACTTGCAAGTAACTCCACTACCATCACCTCTATAAGTTAGATATATTTTATGAAGTTTCTTTCTTTGGCCCGGTTGATTAAATGCCATATCTTTAGTTTGAAATTTTATATTCCCAGCAGATGAGGTATCATCCCATTTTTTAAAAGATACATCAGAAGTGCTTGTCTTAGCATGAATTAAATCATGATTCCAATCAACTACAAAGTTAGATTTTTTATTACTATCATCAAATTTTGAATCACCAGTAACCCAACTTTTAGTTACTAAATCATATAAATAAATATCTCCTAACCCACCACTTCCAGCAGTTCTTACAACTATAATTTGTCTTTTCTTAGGTAAGTATCCACACATAGGATTAGTACCTACATGAGTAGCCCAATCACTTTCTTTAATAATCTGAACACCATTCTTTTCTAATAAGTCATGCACTTGCCTTCCATCGTACAAATAACAACCTTCTTCATTTACCCAAGCTACCCCATAATCTGTCTCAGCAACTGAAGCTGGAGTTTTAACTCCTTTGTGCATATGTGTATCTTCTAAAAATTCTATTTCTTGAGATACATTTATTATATGCATTTTATGTTCTTTAAATTGCAATATTCTGTCTGCGTATGCTGATAATGCAATTATAGAATCCCCATCTCTTACAGAAGCTTCTATTATTCTATTTGAAGGAAATACATCAAATTGATTTACATTGGATTTTAACATACCATCAGACCTTGTTTCAACGGTACCATCCTCATTTTGAAGTTGTATATTAGCTATGTAAGCAACTCTATTAGCAACAACAGCTGTTTTATATTTTGAAGAAATTGATTTTTCATTAGAGCTTACACCTGTAATACTTTCATATGAGCCAAGAAGATTTGGAGTAAGTAAATTTTCCCTATCTATTGTACAATGGTATTCTTGAACAGTGCCATCGTATATAAATTGTTTATCAACTCCATTTGGATATACACTGCCAACGCCTTTTACTAAGTCATAAGTTGTTTGAAGATACCAATCTGTTTTTTGAGTTTCATCTTCTTCTCTCATATATAGATTGATACCAGTGATTCTTTTATTCCAATTAACATATTTTATATTAAGTTTTATAGTTGGACAATGGGCAGTATTAGAAACAGTGTACGTTGTTGATGTTTGATTATCTTTATCCCATAAAGTTCTTATTAAACTTTCTTGTTTTTCGTCATATATAAAAGAACACCCTATATTCCATTTCTTATCCCAACCAACGCCAGTCCCAGAGCTTGCAGTTTGAAATACTATTTCAGGAATAACCTCATGCTCTGAAAGATAATGATCGCCTGCGGATACTATGGCTTGCGTAATCACTACTTTTTTTATTGTTAGACTTTGAATATCAGCGTCTAAAGCCTCTGCCGATATATTAGCTCTTATACCTTTTGTTGTTTCTCCATCAGCTATTTGAATTTCACTAGGACTTGTGTTAGTTCCATCCGCAACTGTGCTTGTAACTGGAAAAGAAAATGTCATTTCTGCTTCATATGTATTATCACTTACTTCAGTTCCCCAGTTTCCACCAATTTTTGTATAAGTTGATTCATGAGTTAATGATTCAGTACTATTCCAAGATGAGCTACTATCAGCTGCTCCACATTTAAAAACAAATGTCATATTTGTGTCCATAGGGTCATCTTCAGTAACATATTTAAACGTAACAACCATCTTTGCTACATTTATAAAATCATCACCAGCGTCATTTGTATTGTCATGAATATCGTTTTGATTCTTAAACCAATCATCTGCATTTATACTGTCATATGTGTGGCTAGTCCCGTAATTAGTCCCAAGTACTTGGATTGCATTATCCCAATTAGAAGCTGAAGATGGTTTTTCAATTTTAGAACTAACTGAATACCATTGGTCTATATTCCGCTGAAGGCTTTCTTGAAACATTTTTCTTTTTATGTAACCATACCATCTATTATGGCTTAAATCAGCAAAGGAACCATCTGATATTCTTAAAGCCCCGTCCACATTATAGAAAGATGGTTTTAAATCTACACCTGAATCTGGTTGACCTAAATCTATTATACTATATCCCCAACTGTCACTAGCTCTTGAATAAACATCAACAACTGCATCAGTCTTGTTTATAAAGAATAAGTAATCATCTCCAGTCTCAGCTGCGTTAATTGCACTTGCTGCTGCTAAATTACCTTTAGTCATATCATGACTCATATAATGCAAACAATAGCCGGGGGTAATAGATACTCCAGTTAAAGTAGGAGCGTCATGAGCTACATTAGAGCCCATCATTCTTACCTTACCTATTTCATCTACCATAATATCTTGAGCTAAAGAAAGTTCTTCAACCTTTATATCTCTTGGGTCTGCCTGACTATTTAATCCACCGTGAAATGGATTGATTTCCATTATTTGTTTAGGCATTTTCTTCTGATTCTATATCTTCTACAATTAGATTCTGAGCATGTTCTGGTAATTCACATATAGAACATGAGTCTTCTGTAAAATCATATTCTGAATTAGCATCATGGTCAAAAGCGTCTATGCGAAGACCACCTTCAACTCCTTCTAATGCACCACCCTTTACTTCTCGTAACGCTTGGCGTACGGAATTAGATTGTTCAAAGCTTCTTTTCGATTGCGACATCCTCCACACTCCTTTATTTTTCCTCTGGTGACAGTTTTAATTACACGACTAACGGTGTCACCAAAACCTTTATCATGTCCAAATAAATCAACTCTCTTAGGCACGATGTTTATCCTTTATTTTCTTTTCTGGTGATTGCCTCATTTGCCATTCTAAGGCAGTTTTCTTTTTACCATACGATGTGCAATCTTTCATATTTTTATAACCCATCTTTTTCCAGTTCTTACATTTTTCTTTACTTGGCATTATTTATCTCCTTTGTAAAATGGAGCTCCACCTTTAGTAGGGTTATATCCATGTTGTTTTGTTGTTCTAGTTCTTATTGAATACATTACCTTACATTGCCTTTTTTGACCATCTGTCTTGGCATTTTTCATACATTCAATTAATCTATTAGACGCACTCTTTTTACTTGGTTTAGCCATATTGTATCTCCTTCTACCGCCTGTTTTTAATTTACTTCCTTTACCTGTGTCCTTAGAAGAAACATCAGATAATCCAATTACGTCAGCCATTTATACCCATTCTACTATTTAGTTTAGCAACTTTATCTTTTAAATCTTCTAACTCATCTAATAAAAAAGTAATTGCCTTACTGAGTTCACCTTGAACATTGTCTTTTTTTGTTGTTTTTTGTTCTTTTGCTTTTGGCATAGTATTTCCTTTATTTAGCTCCGAAGACCTTTGACCAGAATCCTTTCTTTTTCTTCTTACCTTTCTGTCCAATCTTCTTACCTTTTTTCTTTTTCTTTTTTACATCTTCCATAGCAACTATAGCTGAATCTGTTTGTACTGGTTCGGGCTTCGCGGGGCTACCATTAACTATTGCCATGAAAAGTATCATTTCAATTACTTTCATTTTAGACACCTAACCTTTTTAACAATACTCCTTTGATTATTTTCCAAAGAGCTTCTAGTATTGCTTTTTCTGTTTTTTCACTAATTATTGGGATATCAACAGCTTTGTTAATTTCATCAATAATCTCATCTTTTGTTTTATCAGATAATAACTCATCTGCAATCATCTTAACTAACATTACGACTCCTTTATTTTCTTTGTTTTTAAATATAAATAATAAATCTGAACTGCAAACATTATACACATTAAAATGCCTGACAATAAATCTGTCCAATATACAAATCCTAATCCTGTTGTCATCCCAGTTACCCTTAAACTATCCATTAATGTTTCCCATTTATTCTACTTAAAGAACCATCTATTCTTGAAACTTGATTATCTAAATCATTTATTTCTTTTGTTAATGCATCAAACTTTCTATCTAATTTATCATCCGATTGATTCCATCTTCCAATAAGTTTAATGACCATCGACTCCATATTTTCAAGAGTTTCTGATTGTCCCCTATTTTCTGTTTTTAAATCTTCTAATACTTCTTGTTGCTTAGCTGCTTTATTTGACATTTGCACTACTAAATATACAAACATAGCACCAACAACACCAATCATGCCAGCTTCACCGTATAATGCTAAAAAATCCATTATTTCTTCTTCCTACCTAATGC